CATCGTAGTGTTCATAAAAATCAGAGTTACAAACATTATACAATTACTAAGGTTTAATATCGTGTGCGGCAGATAGTAGATGCTCTAAGCTTCGTTGTCTATGTACTAAGTGATGAAAAAATGCTAGGGTATTAGCGGCATCAACATCTGCTCTGTGTGCTGTGCCTTTGAAGTGCAGTTTGAACGCACCCATAGCACTGGCTAATCCACCGCTGGGCTTTTTGTTCTTGGCAAACATTAGCAAGGTATAAAAGGTTTTAACGTCAACCCAACGTCGACCAAAGTGTGGAAAGTCTACACACTTGTTACTGAATTCTGCAAGCAGCTCAACACTATCACCACCACCCCAAGTAACAGGATTGACAAAACAGTTATGCTCTTTGATAAGTTCGCCTAGCTCACGGGCTACAGTTTCGTGACTAACACTATTAGCACGTATATCACTATCTGTGATACCAGTTAAGCCTATGATGAAATCGCTGATTGGCTCACCTGGATCGATGTACCACTTTTTGGTCAAGTAGTTTTCAAAGCGATCATCTGCCTTGCCGATGGCGATACCAACCTGAATGATCTTACCACTCGGTTGGTTAAGTTCTAGGTCTAAGGCTAGGTACTTCTGTGTACGTTCAATCACTGCTTACTTTCTAATTAATGTATATTGGGGTTGAATACTATGTAGAGAATTCCAAGGATCATACTCCACATGAATAAATCTTGTAAGAAGTTCATAAAACACTTCCAACGATATTCTTTAGCTAAACGTGCATGATCCCATTTACTAGGATCGTAAGTGCCGTGGTAGACAAATAATTCTCCAGGTGGCTTACCTGAACTAGATTGGCGTTGATTTGATGACTGTTGATCCAACATTTTCTTCTGTTGTTCAAGTATTTTACACTGATTGCAAATAGAACCTAGGTAGCCATTCCATGGTTGCCAACATTTCATGCATCTTTGTGTGTAGGTCATTTTGTGCTTTCTTTATTAACTAAACAACTGCATTATACAATTATTTTGCCAAAATGTCAACCATTTATTAAATGATACAGGGTAACTGCCTGCGCTGGATAACCTGCTACCATCCATTCTGCCATGTTAGTGGCATTTTCACTTAATTTAACTAGGTCGTATTTGCCACAGAATTTTAAGAACTGTGCGCCAATCATCGGACGATTAAGTGGAATAGCATTATCTTTGATAGTAGTTTCTATCATCTTTTTGTATTCATCTGGTTGTGCTGTTAAGTCTACAAGTTTAACATTACGTTGATAATCATCTAATACACGATGTTCTTCGCCATTATGATCAGTCCAACGCTGTAGCATCAAGTTATTCCAAGCATAACCTTGACGATCTTTATCTGCGTATGCTTCTTCTAGGCCAACTTTGTTCTTGGTGCCTTTAGTGCGCACACCAGGGTAAGCACTAAAGATGTTATCTGTAGGATCACCACGCATACACTTTTCAAATAGTATGAACTTAGGATCTGGAATTTTCTTAGGCTCTTTAGTTTTCTTGTCAATAACTAACTTGCCTTTTTTATCAAAGATACCTTGTAAGGTATGTAACTCGTCGCTGATACCGTTATATTGAACAACGTTATCACTTAGTAGTTGATAGAAGTCTGTGTCACTTGATACAATAGTATGATGATCAGTGGGGTGTGTTTGAATCCACCCAGCAATTAAGTCATCAGCTTCTAGGTTTTCATGACGTAGTACAGTACAGTTAGTCTTTTCACTTAAGAAAGTTTTAAGACTATCAAAGGCATCCCAAAACAATTGCTCTTCTTCTTGCTCTGCTTCAGTCTTGGCTGCACGTGCCACAGCGCGATTAGCTTTATACGGAGTATAAAAATCTTTACGCCAGCTACGACCTTCTAAACAAACAATAACGTGATCTGCTTTTTGATCGCGCCATGCTTTGTTAATACTTGCTAAGGTCACGTGTATAGCAAAACCTAACTTATCCCAAGTATCGGCCTGTCTATGTGCGCTGTGTCTAGCACGGAAAAATGTATTTGCTGCATCTACGATTAAGTATCTCATAGAACTATTGTACTTTCTTATATCGGGTTTGTCAAGAGATTATATAACATATCTGCCCATGTTGCGTGGGCGTCTGGACCAAAATGGAAACTATTTTCTTTTATAGGTTTAAAATTCCACGCAGATAGCAGTTTATAATAGGATTGATTATGATCGTATGGTTGGAAATAATGCCCATGCCAGTCCAACTGCTCACATGGAGTTAGTCCGCTATAGGTATTGAAGAATATATGACGAATATTTTTAGAATTTAAGTATTCGTGTAATGCCATAATTTCTTTTTGTGCTTGCTCACAGTGTATTTGCGGATTAAGTCTGTCAACTGCCCATTCTTTATAACGTTGTTTAACTGCTGGTGGGAATGGGTCAGTTATAAGATACGCACTAAATTGATATACTTCGCCATCAACAACTACTTCTTCTCGTTCCCAAGTTGCCCAACCTATTACTACCAGGTCTGGGGTATTGTTCTTTAAGTATTGATATGTTGTGCGTAAGATGCGGGTATTACTACTGCCACTTTCGGCATCGCATACTAATTCTGCATTGAATTTATTAGCTAATATTTGACCGTAGCTGACTGCTAGATTATCCGGATGTGGACGACGACCTAATTCTCGATATCGGGGATCGTCATCAGCAAAACAGAATGTATTAACTGCTTCTGCGCCTGCTGAATGACTATCTCCATTAACATATACTATCAACTGATTTCCGTTCTGCCATTACCTAGATCACGTCGATTATCGCGACGATTACTTGGATCAGCCATTTCTTGTTCATATGTTTCTGCTACTACATTACGACATACAGCACGGAACCAATTGTCTACAATGTCTTGATCATTTTTGCCTTGATAACCAGCTTTGACTAATCGTGCTACAAAGATATCATTCCAATCTAGTTCAAATGCGCCAGCACCTGGGTCCTCTGGATCAATATCTACGCTTAATACTGTTACATATGGTTCGTTATTGGCAGTAGCAAGAGCTTTGGGAGATTGTTTAGCGGCCTGTTCTTCGGCTTTCTTAGCTTCTTTTTTAGCTTTAGCTTCTGCACGTTTAGCAGCCGCTTCTAATCGTTTCTGTACAGCTTCTGCTTCTGCGGCAAGTCTTAGACGTTCTTCTTCCTCACGCTTTGCTCGGCCTGTTAGTTTATCGAATAAACCCATAATTTAATCCTTAAGTGAATCTACTAGGTCCAACTGTTCCCAAGGTAATTGTTCTTTACCAAAGTGTCCGTAGTTAGTAGTACTACTGTATATTGGACGGAACAGCGCAAATCTATTTATAATACCACGCGGTGTTAGGTCAATATTCTTGTTGATCCAAGCAGTTAACCATGCATCATCACCATAGTCGTTAGTATTAACATACACACTCATAGGCTGTTCTATGCCAATAGCATAGCTAATCTGTACAGTTGCCTGTTTGGCGTGTCCACTTGCTACAATGTTCTTAGCCAAGTACCTAGCCATATAAGCAGCCGACCTGTCCACCTTAGTGGGGTCTTTACCACTAAAAGCACCACCGCCATGAGGGCAACTACCACCGTAAGTGTCCACGATAATTTTACGACCGGTAAGTCCTGTATCACCATCGGGACCGCCAATGACAAAACGACCAGTAGGATTGATAAGAAACTCAGTATTAACATCGATTAACTCCGAAGGAATAACTTGACGAATGTATTCTTCAACTACTTTGCGTACGATTTCGATCTCAACCGTTTCGCTATGCTGTGTTGAGCATACAATTTTAGCAATACGGTTGATAGTGCCATCATCATTGTATTCAACAGTTACTTGACTTTTAGCATCTGGACCTAACCATTCTTGTCCACCTTTGCGTTGGCGACTAAGTTCTTCTACTATCTTATGACTGTAGTAAATTGCTGGTGGCATATAGTTAGGAGTTTCATTTGTAGCATAGCCAAACATCAGGCCTTGATCACCTGCGCCAAAATTGTCAGTGCCAAGAGCAATATCAGCACTCTGGCCATGTAGTAGGTTAGTAATCTCCACTGTTCGCCAATCGAATCCGGACTGTTCATATCCGATGTTCTTGATAATCTTGCGTACTGTACTTTCGACTTCTTCTGGGTGTAGGATAACATTTTTATATTCTCCAGCTAGAACAACACGGTTTGTTGTAACTAAAGTTTCACAAGCACAGCGTACACTTGCATCTTCACTAGACATTGCTAAATCTAAAATTGCATCACTGATAGCGTCTGCTACCTTATCTGGATGTCCTTCACTGACACTTTCACTTGTAAATAGATAACTCAAATTCTTCCCCAATTAATTTTTAACCAAACTCTTTCTAAGGCATATTGCCATACTGCTAAAACAGCATGTATAGCTACTGCATCGCCTAAACCTGTCCAATAAGCAGTAATTAATAACGCCGTAACACGATAACTTAAGGTGCGAACAATAGTTCTACTGTGTGACTCCATTACTTACCCCAACTGTTGCCCCAAAGATCAACGTGTAATCTTGGGCTGTAATAGTATCCACGACGCATAGCTTCGTCTGCTACGTTAAATTTATTACCATCATACACTGATACAACACCGCCTACTGGCATTATGTATATAACACCTGTAAAACCTGCACGTCTATATTCTGATACTGCACGATCGACTTCATCAAAGTCACTGGGTTTTTCGACTACAAATTTAAGATACGTAGTACCAAATTCTTCATAACTGCACACAATTTCTGGCTTGATAGTATCATCCCACTTCTCACCACTGGCACTTAGTTTAGCACTAACGCTAAATGTAACTTCTCTGTCACCTTCTAATTGTAATGCGTCTAGGGTAATTCTAAAGTCTTCACTTAACTCTTGAGTGCCATTAGTTTCAAATGTAATATTGCGTATATCCTGCATACTAGGGTGTTCAAACAGCTCACCATAAGCACGTTGCCAACCCAGTAATGGCTCACCACCTGTGATTACTAAATGTACATCATTGCCATTGGCCTGCATCCACTTATTATTAGGAGTTAGGGCTAACATCTTTTCAACTACTTCACTTGTATCATATGTTGGGCTTAGATGTTTAAACTTAGGATGCCAACTTGCGTAGCTATCACAGCCTGTGTCAACTAAGGGCAAGTCTTCGTAACGATTGTATAGTTCTACAGTTTTAGCAACTGCATCTGCTTCTGTACTGCAAGTTCCACGTGCCATACCAAAGCCACTACACTGGAAGTTACAGCCAAATGTACGTAAAAAAACACTAGGAACGCCTACAAAACGTCCTTCACCTTGCGCACTGTAAAATATTTCACTAACTTTTAATTTCATAATATATCTCTAGGTAATAACAACAATTATAACACGTCATAAATGTACTTGTCAAATTGTTCAAATGCAGTTATCATATGTTTATTTAGGTTAAAGAAATTTAATTTGTTATGATTTGCAATAGCTTCTAGTTCGTCTGCATTGGCTGTCCAGTCAAACGAATCCAATTGATTAATCAAGTTAACAATAGCATCAAATCTATCCGATGCATTTGTGATAGCATCGTATGATTCGTCCCATAATGTATTATAAGTTTTAAATCCGAATTTATGTAATTCTTGAATAAATCCATAATTTGCCGCAACAATGAATGGCACTCCTAACATCAATGGTTTAGTTATTTTTTCAGTGATGTGGATGTCACATTCATCCCAAAGTATATTTTCAACAACTAACATAAAGTTTGAATTATTATAAAGTTCTACAGGAATAGATTTGCTAATACTGTAGTACTCTGAATTTGAATTCAATATATCAAACTGCTGATAACTATCATATTTGGGTAATGCATATTTTATATCACCTATAGGATATTTGCCTAAGGTATCGCCTGCGTATTGTAGTACAAAATTCTTATTATTAACTTGTGATACGACTTTGTTAACTAATAGGTCTCTTAATTCACGTTTAACGCCTATTAAACTGCAAAAATTAAACATTCTATCAGCAGTAAAATCTCGAGTACTATCAATAAAAGAAGCTACATTCCTAGTAGAGGTCATTACAGCGGCTTGTTCTAATAGAAACCATGGCCACACAATCGGTAAACAATTAATTTTATCTGCATCTATTTTTTCAAATTTTGAATCACTAAAAAAAATATATTTTTTATCATTAGGATAAGGACCATGAGGACCAAATTCCTTTAATTGGAATATAAATGATCCTTCCATACCTGCATTTACAATAACCGTCGGATGGTTGGTGGTTAAGATATTGCGTCTATTTGTAAAATCAACTACTGGAATAGCATCTGGGTCAGTGGATATTTCAATTTGACGATCTAATGTAGCAGGATCACCTGTTTCATGTAAAAACTTGTACTGTTGGTATGAATTGTATGCCCAAATAAAATTATTAAACAAACTGTTACCAGAATTAATTTTAAGCATTATGCTTCCCAGGGATAAACAATCCAAACATCATCTTCTGCTTTGTTGATAGTTTCGGCACAGTAGTTAACCTGGTGACTAAAGTTACTTGATAAGTTGTCGATTAGAACAGCAAAGCGAACGTTGTTACCCCAAACAGTATCCCACCATGGATCGTTTGGCAGACATGAACTTTGCCAATCTTGAATAATCCAATCTAGTGTGGCACCTGTATCGTTAATATCATCAACGATTAATATATTTTTTTTGTTTTTTGGTAACCATTCACCATCTGGTTGCGGATTATAACCAAACGCATCTTCACTCATCCATAGGTTACTTTCTGAACCTTCTACATGATCACGTAGATTAACTTTAAGTGTATGCATTGGGATATCTAACATATTACTCATAATCACTGCTGGTACTAAGCCGCCGCGGGTAAGTCCTACAATATAGTCTGGACGCCATGCGTCTTTATACATTTGTAGGCTAATCTTATTCACCATTTGATGGATATCTTCGTAACCGTAGTATTGTTTCTTAATAGACATATTTTTCTACTTCCTTTATATTATGACTAACAACGATGTCAGTCCATTTCATTAGTAACATTAATGCCACGCTGGCATCTTCTGCACGAAATCTAATTAAGTATTCGCCACCGCCTGCCATTCTATGACTCCAACGTCCTTGTCCATAGCGTATTGTTGGCACTATGACTACTTGGCCTCTGGGATTATGTGTGTAGTGAGAATTACTTTCATCTATGGTCCCGCCTACTTCTTGCCACCAAGCTAAGAACTCACTACCTAGTTCATTTACTACTACAGTGACTTCGTAGTTGATGGTAACACCGGGCGGTAGCCTAATCAACGTAGATATTCCATACTAACAATCTTGCCCAACGATTCAGCTAGGTCGGCATCGTCGCTGATAACATATCGGTTAATACCTTCTGTATCACGCTTTTCATCATAGCGATTAGTTTCAACAATCATACCTCCATTGGCACCAAACACTTTGAATGTGATAACACTACGATCGTCATAATTGTGTTCTACTCTGCGCATAACTTTACCAATGCCTGTTTTACCATTGCGACTGAGCTTTGGGCTGTCGTCTAGCATAATACTTTGATTTTCATCACGACTGCGAGCTCGGTTATAACAACGTTGAATCCAACTATCAAACCATTTCATCATTAACCCCCTTGATCACTGACATTATGTTCACTGTCAATGTCATCTTTGTTCTCGTTTAAGAATTCATCTAGGGCAATTGCTTCTTGTATCTTAGCCCATTGTTCTGGAGTATAACTGTGACTACCGTCGCAATCACCACTACGACTGCGACCACATCCACATGTACCTTGTTTCATGGTTTCTACTGATGGTGTCATTTCTTTTCCTTAATATCTCTAAGTGTATTAGCGCGATGACGCCAAAATTTAACATCTTCTAACAGACTTTCGCTTAGGTTTTTGTAGCGAATAAGATCTTTACGTACCTGTTCATCTATCTGTTCGTAGGCTTTTTGGCGGTCCTTGTCCTTACGATCATTGTAGATGTTAAGCCCAAAGAATATTCCAAAGATTAGTCCTACACCAAACCATACTACATCAGCGCCTATCATCTTGGAGCAAACTCCTGTTGAAGTTTAATGTTCATTTTAATCCTTTATATTGGGTTTTATCACAACACCCATTTTAATAAATAATATTAAGTTTAGCATAGTATTAGGAATACGTCAATGTTTTTAGATAACAAATATACTAAAATTTATTATAAAATAATTAATCGATCTATTGAGCGGAACCATATCAAAGCACGTCATGATGACTTTCAAACTCATCACATTATTCCTCGTTGTTTTGGTGGCACCAATGAAACTAACAATCTTGCTATTCTTACTTACAAAGAGCATAGAATATGTCATAGATTATTAATAGGTATGACTACTGGTACAAATAAACATAAGATGATGTATGCTTACAAGCTGTTTAATAAACATTATGATATATCCCATCTTCCTTCTCCACAAATATATTGTAACGCAGAATCCTATACTAAGATGTCAAATACAAGAAAGTCTAAAGGATCTTACAAACGTGGAAAAGATAATATCTTTTCTACCCCAGAAATCATTGAGCAAGTTAGGCAGCGAATGATTATAGACAATCCAATGAAGCGGCCCGATCAACGATTAAGAATGCGTTTAAACAATAACAATCCTAATGTTCGTCCTATAGTAGTTGAGGGAATAACCTTTCCTACTATAGGAGCTGCGTCACGTCACTTTAACACTACGCCATACTTGCTTAAAAAACAATTTACTTACCATTTCTTGATTGAAGTTTAATGTTATCAAAGAACTCTTTTTTAGTGCTAGGATCATCTCTAAACGCACCCGTTAATACTGTGGTTTGAGTTAGGCTGGAATGTGCCATGATGCCACGATTGATGCAGCAACCATGTTCTGCCTCTAAGTAAACAGCTACGTTATCTGATCCAGTCGCCTTAGCAATTTCTCTCGTGATATCATTTGCAAGCTCTTCTTGTAAAGTACCACGGCGAGCACACCATTGAGCAATTCTAGTGTATTTAGATAGACCGATAAGTTTGTTAGCGGCAATAATTCCAATGTAAGCGACTCCTGCGACAGGCTGATGGTGGTGTGAGCACATACTACGTAACTCGCTACGAACCACAAGCATACCTTCGTATCTATCTTCGCTATCATTTGGAAAAGCTGTTGCGTCTGGTGCTGGTTCATATCTACCTGCCATAATTTCGTTAAAGTACATTTTAGCCAGTCTGCGTGCTGTGCCGTGACTGTTAGGATCTGTTTCGCGATCAATTAAAAGTGTATCAAGCACAGTTTCAAATGCTTCTGTTGCTTCATCAATTAATTGTTCTTTGCCTGCGTCTGTGATGTATTCTGAGATGTTGTCGCCTGCCCAGAATCGTTTGTTGTTTGCTTTTAGATTGTTGCGAAGTTGTTCGCTAAATTTATATTTTGACATTGTGTCTCCGATGTTAAGCCAGTGGATTGGCAATTGATAATTAATACTACATGATTATTTAGGCGGTGTCAAACTATTTGATAATTTATTATCATAACAACTAGGTCATTATGACCAAAATTGCCTGCACCGTGCCATAGGTCGTGCGACCAAGTTAAGGTATCGCCTGCGGACCAATGGCTAATAACTTGGTCATCAAACTGTAGTACTTGCCCGTTGGCCCAATCTTGCATTAGGACTATGGATCTGCGTACCTTGTGTATATCTTCAGGCGGTACATTGTTGGTATGTATGTAGTAGGTATAGGTATCTAAATGCCAAGGTAGGATACGTCCAGCACCTAACTTTAAGAAGTTATAGTTATGTGTATGTCCAGGCAGTTGATCAAATATATCTCGGGGATCAAAGTCTAACCTAGTAACATAACTTTGGTAATGTTTGGTACAGGCCTTTTCAATACCCCAACTATTATATAAGGCTTCTTGTTCGAGTTTTAACTGTGTAGCAGGACTATCCCAAGGATCCTCGGGATTAACTTGATCGTAGGAATAAAGTTCAGTCCATGCAAACTCTATTTGATGGTAGTCCCAAATAACAGGTATTTTACTCTTAGTCAGGTAATTGGTTATCATATAAGTATTTAGACAAACTTAATCTGTTGGTCTTTGTACCACGGTTATATTCTGGGTACATATTGTTATAATCTAAGCCAAAAATCACACATTTACTAGGAGTTACGCCCAATAAACTGCATAAATTAGTCTGTTGTTGTTCAAACCTGGTATAGATAGTGTCTGGTGTATAATTTTTAAATATTTCTAATCCTACAGCACAGCCTAGTCGATTAACATACTGCGTTTTGTGACTGACTAATAGACTATCATCGTCATCAAAACGTGTAAATCTAATACCAATACGTAGGTGTGCTACGGGTAAAAATTTGCTTAGACTAAAGGTTAGATCTGTTATAGCCGGATGTGTAAAGTCAAAAGAGATATCCTTGCATATACCAAAATAAGCACAGTCGACTAACACAGGTACACCTAATGCCAGACATTGATCTAACACCGCCTGCATTCGAGGATGCTCACCGCCTAGATCACTAAATGGTAAACTGATAACTACAGCATCATTTTCACTAATTACCGCATCATCGATAAACTTCCAGTCTGGAAAGTAGTTACGCCACGAGGCCTGATGATACATATACTCACCTTTAAAGCAACGAAATCTACGTGTGCGATTCTTTAGGTAAAACTTATCAAATGCTTCTGTGGTACCGTTACTGTATGCGGCAATGGGAAACTCTTCTAGCCCTTGTACATTATTCAATTGGCCAGATAAGATCCATTTACGATATTCATTAACAAACTCTGTGTGTATGTTACGATCTAACAAACAATTAGTCGCTAACATAGACTGCCCGATGGCTTGTACAAAACCTATAGCATTAGGATCAACTACGGCTTCTGCTCCACCATAGGGTAGATGTTTAAGATTAGGTAAGGCAGCCATTACTTAATATTCTCTAATAGTTTAGTAGCACTAAAGAAATAGTGATGTAAGCCTCGAGCCTGTTGATGAATAAATTTAGCATATTCATCATAGTTAGACATAAACTCACGAATGTGTGCTATCAGCTGTTGTTTGTGATGTAGATAACTGCTATAACTTTCAGTCCACTCGCTTGGATACTTCCATATCTCAGCATACATTTCTTTATAACTTAGTCGATCTGGTACCATTGGGATAGCATCAGTTAAGCTACCTTCATACATGCTAATACCTAGTGTTTCTTGTAGGTTAGCACTGAATACCATCTTAGCTTCACCTAGTAGAGTATGATAGCCTTCTTTAGTTAGGTTTTGTTCTTGACAAATAATCCATTCATATTCTGGCATAGAATTGGCAAGGTCTTTGAAGATTTCAACCTGCTTCTCTGGTGCTATACGATGCGGAAACAAGATTAAATCACGCTTTGTAGTCTTATAAGGTGTAATAGTTTCTGGCATATATTCCATAGGCCAACCACTACGCACTACTTTCTTGGACTCTGTTAATTCCATCATGTCTTCATATTTCCACTGTGGATCTTCAGGACTTCTTCCATTGTGTAATAGATTAGTGTAGAACAGATCAATGTGAAAGTCTGTGGCAAAGTAGTTATGGTCAATGGCATGATAGAATGATTTCTCAGCATGTCTAACCCAAGGAACATCACCAATAAGACGTCCTAAGAAGTCCTGTGGATCATAACTACCAGCATGCCATAATGCATGTATAGTTACTTTAATACCCAGTAGTTCAGACATATACCTAAGGTTGATAATTCCAGGATGCCAAGCATCAGTAAATATAAAGTGATCTCCTGACTTAACCCTGCCTTCTGTGAAGAGTCTTGCCATTCGTTCAACCTGAACAGCCTTGTAGATATTAGTACCACCAAAATTGAGGAAAGCACCAGGAGTAGTGGCACTAGGTATATCAGTCGGGCCCGCAATAACATAGACTTCATGGCCATGCTCCTCGAGTAACTTAGGTACATGAGTCTTCCACTGACCCGTGTACCTTGTCTCGACTGCTTCTAGATCAACTAGATATACAGTCATCTTATCGACGCCCTTGTGGAGCCCCTGTTTGGCCTTGACGTTGACGCCATTGTTCACGACGTTTACGCTTTTCTTGCCATTCACGATAAGCTGGTGACTTATACAAGTCAGCTTCATCGTACTTGATCATGTGGAAACGACAGTAGTTTAACCATGCATCTAAGTCGTTGTAAATTTTTGATACTTCTGGGCTCATACGTAGGTATTTGTTAAGCCATGCTGGATTTGCCACAATAAATCTCCTTAAATAGTGACAGTTTGGTGAGGACGAGTACAGTTGTACTCGGTGTAACACCCATTTTCGCCATCTTCACTTACTTCAATGTGAACATCGCGATTGGGATACTTTTGTGCAATCTGCACATATAAATCATCTGCAATCATCTCGCATGATTTATAATTTAATTCTAATACGGAACCTTGACCCACATACAGGCTTTCAAGCCATCGTTTGAACTGGATGAACTCGATGTCCCTGTCATCGTGCCACACATCAATTGACACCCGGAAATGGAACATATGACGGTGAGGATTAGCAAGGAACGATACATCATATTCATCTCCAGTTTTAAGTTGAGGGTCTGTAGCGGCTGCAGGATAGCAATGAATACCTTCTTTTTGAAAGGTAACCCAAATCTTTTTCTTAGCCGCAGTTATAATTCTATTTACTTGTTCACGTTCTGCTTGAATCATTCTGCACAACCATTTTCTTCTGACCATAGCTCATCATTGCGAGCAAGTTGGTCTGGGGTTAATAAACACTCTGTTAGAATAAAACGTTTACTCATATATGGAAGTTTTTCTAATTCAGTAGCTATAGTTACTCTAGCCTGTAGATTAGCTAGACGCTTGCTTTCTACCCATTCTTTATATAATTTAATCATTTAATAATCTCATCTTTACCATATTGATCCCAATCGGTAAAGGTTTCTCTAGTGGTTAATGAATTTAATGTATGACACCACACACCTGGATTGGTTGCATTGAAGTCTACATCGTCTAGCTTAATTGTAGCATTATAACCTAGATGTTGTAAATAGGGCAATTTAACCGAAATCTGCGGAATAAATCTACGTTTCTCAATTAATCCACCTTCTACTAATCCTGCTACATCCTTTACATCTAAATCTAAGGTACACCAGAAACCTGCTTCTAAGCATACATGGATCATATCTTCCCAAGGGCGCCAAACACCAACATTGTTAACGTCACCGTTGGCATCAAAACTTTGATTAGCACCAAAGTAAATGTGTTTAATCTGATTAGGTGTTAATTGACATTTAGCATTGTAATCGTTGATTATTGCTAAGATTTCATCAGCCTCGTGTATTCCTACAACAAATAACGTAGGCATTCCGTAAGCGGGAGTCCGCTCGATTTCTTCACCTACAAAGAATGTTATTGCTTCTGCTGTGCCTGTGGTGTATTCACGTTTCATTTAATTACCTTAAGATATCGAGGATTGGGTCTGCTAACTTAACTTTAAGTTCCTCAATTTGACGTTTAATGAATAGTTTTTCTTGTTTCATTTTACCTAAATGAGCATCGTCTAAGTAGTTAGTATAACCTCTTTTGATGCTTTCGTCAAGTTTATGGTGATGTTTTTCTAGTTCAGCAAGTTTATATTCTAGTGTTACACGATTACACATTATTCATCTCCTAGGTCTGCTTCTAAGTTATCTAATGTTGCTTCATCAAATCCACTATCGTCGATATGATGTTCTTCTGGTTCTTCTAGATCAAACAAATTATTAAAAGTAGTGTTTGGGTTGACAGTTTTCTTACCTGTCGCGCCACGTGTGCCAATAATCTGCATCCAGAATTTATTATTTTCTACAATAATCTGTTCAGCTGTTGCGCGATCGGGAGCAGCAAATATACTATCTACTACGTCTTTAAAGTATACACGATTAAATGTTTCCTGAACTAACATATGAGGTGTTACGCCTTGATCATATTGTCTATTAGCTTCTTGTACACTGTTAATATGACTCCAAACGTTATGACCCATTTGAATAGCATAACTAAAACTATCCCACGATGTTTTACCTTCTTTACCTATTTTGTTTAGATCGCCTGGCGCATAATAGCATACATCATTAATTTGAATACGATTACTTACTGGACTATCTGTAAAATTAGCAAACTTGCCGTCTTGTAGGACTGCATCACTAAACTTACGTTGATCTAATGCATATTTCTTATCATCTACGCTAGGCACCATACGATATACCCATTTCTTACGATCAACAATTTCTGTTTGGATATAAATTTGCCCGTTAGCAGAAGCCAGGAATGGGCTTGCGCAATCAAAGGATATAGTAAATGCTGGGTTGACATATTTTCTTACAGCACGTTGAATATCAGTTAGCAAACAAGCCCATTCTAGCTTACTTGTACCCAAGAAGTGCATCCAATCATGAATACCTTCTTGTAGTAAATTGTCATAGCGCATGGCTACTAGACGTTTTAACACTAGATGAACATCACACATGTTCTGTCCACCCATAGCCCAACCATTAAAATGCTTGCCTGGATATTGCTTAGGATCACAGTACTTCTTCATGCGATCATACCAATCGTCTGCATCAGCATGTGTTTCGCCCTGAAGAACGTTTAAGAACTTACAGTTACCGTTACGATTGTTAATAAACCAATCATTGTTTATGTAAGTGCCTTGTACAGCTTCTTCGTAGGTATTAATACCTGTGGCTTTACGACCTGCTGGACTACGAGCTACCCAAGCTGGAATATCCAAACACATACCATAATCCATATATGCGTCCATCCAAGTTAATACTAATTCACGTTTCTTTTGTGCTTTAGGACAGTTTGGATCTTTCCAATCACCTTCCCAAACACCTTTACCGATTTGGAACCCACCCGAGTCACCTAAGATAAAGCTACGCGAACGATCTCTATTACGCACCATATCTTCTTTTGGACTGTGCTTGTTAACATCTAGCTCTGCATGGCCTGCTGAATATAAGCTCCAATGATATGGAAAGTATGCGGCATCTGGATTAAGCCAGTTTAGGCCTTCGATGCCATTTTCAAAGTTAGCTGGTACGCGAGTACTTTCAACATAGGTATTACCATTAGCATCCGGAAAACGTTGTTTTCCTACGTAAGTGGCATAGAATCCACTCAATGCTGGTAGGAATACAGCATAATCTTTCTGTTTTAGGGTTAAATTATCAATCTCGTGTGTCATTTTTTAATATCTCATATGTTGTATATACTGCGTAACGTTCTGCTACGTCTGGGTTTAGTTCTAAAAAGCGATTAAACCATTCCCACTGTTCTAGTTTTTCTGCTACTAATACTGTATTACGATAGGGATTGACCTTTTCGATTCCAGTTACACTCACTCTTGTTCTTCCTTGGTAAGAATATCCATCACCTGAAACTTCTCGTAGGCATCTTTAAGCCCAGGATGTTTTTCCATGCGTTCTTTAAGTGTAGCTTCTTCTCGCTGTTTTTCTATAGCCCAACGAATAGCACTATCAGCATCCCAGCTTAGACCAACAGTTACACCTTGACTCATCAGTTGCCAACTACTACCGTCATAGACTTCTACTGATTGATTAGTGGGATTGTATCTTAACTGCCCAACATTCAGCATACCATTATTGTAAATGTTTGGAGGATAGTTTCCTGTTACTGTTACATAGGCACTATTTGTTGCTAGGTTCTTAATCATAAAATTTTATACCATTAATTAACGCATAATCTTCTGCGTATACTTCTTTAATTCTATCCACTAATTTAGTATCTTTTTCTAATAACCCATTTAGGAACTTAGATAACATTGCATGCTGTGTACTACTGTCTGCATCAACGTCAACTATATTTAGATCAATACCTTGCGTAGACAAATATTTTTGTAGTTTTTCAGCAACGCCATGAACTCCAGCAAAGTAAACACATGATTCTTTTGGAACTGAATTAATAAAGTATACTTGTTTTTCAGTATGATCGTCAAAAATCATTCGATCAAAAACCAATGTTGTAGTTAACCTATTCCATTCACTGATAGTAAGCTCGGGTGGATAACCTGTACTACACAGATACTGTGCCATACCGCTGACCCAACGTTTAACCGGATCACGCAATAACACAATAACTTTCTTATTGGCTAGGTCAGTGGTTAGGAAATTATCAATTCCCCAATTATTAGCCAGCAATAGTTTACCAACGTAACTACTAGAGTTCTTAGGGATAGGAATGTAGCGAACATCTTGACAGCTAAACATTCCCCCGGAATAAACCCTCTAGAAGTATATTGATTAAACCAATAGTCAAACATTACTTGCTTTGTGCTGGTAACAAGTAGTTGAATGTTGACAATCCTGTGTCTACACTAATTTGTAGTACACCATCGTTACTTAATCGGAATGTTTTATCACCACTTAGACCTAAGATACTAATCACAGCCGCTACTGGAAATGCCAGTGGTTTAGACAATGCACCAGTAATACCTGATTGGAATACAAAGTTGCCTGCGTGACTGCTATGATCACCGAAGAATAATTTTAAATCTGTGCCTTCTGTTTTGGCAATAAATGTAACTTCATCGCTGTTAGCACTGGCCATGAATTTCAAACGTTGTACGTTAGCTGCAGTTGGTTCAAACTCTACATCCCAGCTTAGTTGTTTACGTGAAATAACGCTTTTAACCTTATCTGAAATGATTTCTTGACTCATAAAGCGATAGTCGTTTTTAAAATCGCCTGCGGCATTTTCAAAATGTAGGCCTGATGGAACTGTTGCTCCGTCTTTGTCTTGTTGTGTGTTTAGGGTAATTTGTGCATTTTCTTTGTATTCTGGAATACCTAAGATTGTGTTTAGTTTGCCTAGATTAGGCATACCAAATGTACCAACAAATTCTGGCACTGGGTTGTTTACTTTTGCCTGTACAATAACACTACGATCCTCAGCAATTGCTTCAATGGTTGTGTCACTGGCTGTGCCTGTTACTTTAACTAGGTCAATAATGCCCAGGCCATAAGTGTTTTTAACGATGTCTAATAGATGGTCTCTCATTTACTTCTCCTTTGATAGTATATTGTATATGATGTATTTAGGTTTTACAATTATTTCGGTAATATTTTTCCAAGTGCTTGATGTGCTTTTGTAGTAGTCAATTCACCTGGCTTTTTAATTTCTGCCCAACTAATATATGGAAAATCCCAATTCTTAGTTTCTCCGTCCTCTAAAGCTAATACTTCGTAGCCTAATTGGTCACAGATTTTTTGAATTACGCGAGCAGAACCGTAATTCATCTTTGCTTTTTCTGCTACTTCTGCTGATCCTACCAGATCGCAGTTGTTGTAACTAAACACAACACTGCCGCCGGCTCTAAGTAATGGCAACCACTGTGTTAGGTATGTTTCTATTTCTGATAGTGAACAATACTCAAGCAAATTCCAACATAATATAAATCCAAATTGTCCAACAGGCAACATAGGTATATCTGTATTATTATATAAACGTAATCTACTCTGATATAGTTGCGGATATTCGCTGATTATATCCTGTGCTATTTCTGGAGTTTCTGTAGTTAGATATAATGGGTCACTGATAATCATACAGTCTACCCATTCTTTAGCTTTGGCATTATAGTGTAGTCCTGGATAATGCCAGTCACAATACTGTCTGATTCTAACTTTAATAACGTTTAACAATTTGTCATTCATACAGGGAAATAATACTTCTTCTTTCTCTGCAAAGTTAGCCTGATACTCAGCATTATTAAACTGTTGATCTGCTACTATATCAATTTGATCATTAACAGCCGCAATTAATTGTTCTAACTCTGTAACAATTTGTTGATGCGCTAGATTTACTGATTGATACTGACTAATAAGTTGATCAATTCGATCATCAAATCCAGAATTAAAATTATTAATCTGAACCATTTTTAAATTAACTGATTTAGTATCTATAAATTCAGCAAGACCCTCTGGTAATGCTGATAACTGCATTTGTAGTGCATTTCTAAATGTTAATAATTCACTAACTAAGGTCATATTTTATCCAAAACTAAACAAATCATCAAAGGTCGTTTTAATATCAGTGTGAGCTGGGATATCCCATTCTAGCACACCTAATAGGTTTTCTACCTTTTGGTCTACAATAGTAGTTTCCATCAATCCATCATCAAATGGCAAATCCTTAAACCACTGTGGAATATGCGCTTCATCTGTAGGATAACCAACTGAAGTATAGCCCAAGGGATTATCTTTAAGTTTACACACGATAGTTTTCATGCCATCAACGATACTTGTTGAATAGTTGTCACTGTGCATACGTTTTAGGTTATTCCAATTCATAGCTGCACGCACGTGTCCTGGCATATTGGCCTTGCCTAGACGTGCTTCTTCTGCTGAATACTTGGTTAGGTTGTTTACACGTTTAGGTGTACCTTTTTCCCAAGCTGGGCGTTCTTGGAATGCAATCTTAAAATCTCGCACTTTTTCAAAGATATGCTCTTTAGGACTACCAGTTAAGGTATCCATTAAGATATCACTTAGGAAATCCTGTACTACCTTAGGAGTGTCACTGCGTTTTAAGTCTAGGCCCATGGCTTTTACTTTGCCTGGCTTATCATTTACGTCTAGGCGTTTGCCCTCTAGATCATAGATCAGCACAGCATAGCGTTTTTTCTTAATAAACAGACCCTTACTTGCTACAACTTCACGTCCGCCTTTGATAACAGCACCCATCTCTCTAGGGCAATGGAAACTACGTTCCATCATTGCCGGAAAACTTTCGTTAACTTGATCTGAGATATTGTCATAGAGTTGCACAGCAATGTCTTTATTCCATTCCATCTTGCCTTCTTCTACGTCTTTCTTAACCGCAGGCCAAGCACTAAAATAGCATGAGTCAGTGTCACCGTAGATAATAGCTTCGCCAGTGTGATCATACTTGCCTGTGATACATTCGTTAATAAAAGCATCCATGTGTTTGGCAATAGTACGACCTGTAAGCGTAGTTGATTGCCCGATACGTTTATCAAAGAATCGACAGCCTGGATTTAATAGTGCGCCATATAGACTGTTTAAGTTAATCTTTTTAACTAATTGTCGTTTGTCCCAGAACGCAATTTCTTCCGGGTCAGTGGCTTCTTTCTTCTTGGCCTGCAGTTCTTTACGTTCAGCATACCAACGTTTGAGCAAACTAGGTACAATAGCTTCTTTTTCAAAACTAAAAATAGTACCATTAGCACTTAAGATCCAAGGTTGATTGCTATTGAATATCATATCCCATACTTCTTTAGCAGTATGCGAAGTCAATCCAGCATTACCTTCCCAATCAATGGTAACTTCTACTCCGGGTTTGCCTTCCATAACTGCAGTATACTCTAATGTACCAAACATGTTTTCCCATGCATCAGCAAAACTACTACCAGCATCCATTTTTTGTTTGATGTAGTGATCAGTCATGATAGGACGCAGTTGTCCTACAATAGTTTCTGGACCCATATTCAGTGCGCGAATAGCACTTGGGTATAGTGAATTAATATCTACTGAACCAATGTATTCGTGCATGCCTTTTTTAGGATGTGCTACATACGCACCTGCGGCCTGTGTGTCTCCTTGACTGTCACGGCCTGAACGATTCATTACTACTAAGCCCTGTTGATGTGCTTGGTTAATAATAGCCTGTTCAGTAACTGCTACCGCACCCATTGTGGTTTGTAGTAACACGGTGTTATCATGTGCAAGTTCGTTGGCTAGGTCCAAGAAGCGTAGTTTCTTATCTAATTTACCCAACAACATAGTATCTTGACGGTTGTAGTCAATAAACTTAGGAAAGTCTTTGTTGTACAGTTGATCTAATGTACCTTCATAGGCAACTTTACGTTCATCTAACTCATATTCACCAATGGCATCTAACGCATAACTATGACGTTCTTCATAGGTGTACTTACGATATAGTTGCATATAGTCTAGATGCACACGACCAATTAGGTCAAATGTAATGTTAGTGGCACCAAAGCGTTCAAAGTCACGTTGTTTGGGATATTGACCCCATAAACACATACGGCGTGTGTCATCTTTGCTTAGGACACGTGTAATACGTCCGATGGTATAAGGGATATCGTAGCCCTCACTGTTCCAACCGCTTAATACATCTGCATCATCTATTAGGTTAAGGAATGTATCTAACATGTCTGCTTCACGTTCAAACATAAAACAGTTATCATATTGGTCACATATTTCCTGTGCAGTTTCCCAGGTATAACCTTTTGGCGGAATAACTAATGTAACTAATTTGTCTAACCAATCTAGATATACTGAAATAGCAGTGATTGGATTAAATGGATCACTTGTTGGCGCATAACCGCGCTGCGGATCAAAGTCCACCTCAATATCCCAAAATGCTGTTTGTAATTTAGGACTGTTAGCACCTAGATAGTTGTCTTCTAGACAACGAAATACGGGATTAATATCACTTTCCCAAATGCGTTTATCGTTGTTAATGCGCAGTTCTTTATGAAATTCTTTACCGATGCGTGTGCTGAATCTGCTTACGGGTGTGTCGTAGATAGTACGATGTTTGCCTTTGGGGTCATCATAATAAAACACATAATTTGCTGGAAATTCTTTGTACTCTCTGGTACCATTGTTGCGTTCAACAATATGGATACGATCCTTGGCACGATCGTATAGTGCGTCTACATAACTCATAACTCTCCTGCCATTTATAGCTGGCTAACTTTTCTACATGTACGTAAGTGTACGACTCTTTTATTATACTTAGTTTAACGACGTTAGCCAATGGCTTATTTCGTCAAACACTATTTGGTTTCCGTGATCATCTAAATGGTTTATCAATCCAGGATGTTTACTAAATGTTTGATTAATGTTGTATACACATGGTATATCATACCGAATACCGTTGGCATTGTTGACCATATGAAATTGGTTTAGTTCTGGATATTCGCCTAGAATGTTTAGAATTTCTGTGCATAATAATCTAGAAATATCATTATAGTAGTCTAGTTCAAAATATCGTTCAAAATAACCTACAGCTATCTTAGCATCTGGTTCTGTACGATCCTTAAGATCACTGTAGATTAAATCTGCATCTTTATGTAACGGATCATTACTGTGAATAGGATGTGTATTGCAGTGTACTCTATTAGGGCTTGCGTGGCTGATAATTACTGCGTCATACCTAGTGAAATTAATTGATTTGATCTGTTGTAAGATCTTGTATTCACTTACTGCGGCCTGTGCTATGTTGGTAACAGTGTGCTGTCTGGCCAGCAAGTTAGGCCATCCTAATTGATCGGGATATTTAACCTGCCAATTAGCAGCAAAACTGTCACCACATACAGCTATTTTCATTAAAGCGTGCGGCCAACAGTTTCTAAGATGTCTGTAAGTTCTTCGTGATCAGCATTGGTATCTGTAAATTTACTTTTTTGTGCGATCTTAATGGCTTTTTTAAGGATAGCAGGTTTGATTTCTAGTTCTTCTGCTACTGCTTTGATAGTATCGCTTAAGCCCGCATTTAAATCTTCAACTTCTTGCATTACTTGAATGCCTTCGTTTACTAACTGTGTTAATTTAGCTTTTTGCTCGCCTGAAAACATACGTGATGCCATAGTTCATTCCTTTGTGTAAAAATATATTATATGTGATTAAGTTGACTTAGTCAAGTCTTTTATGATAATGCAGCAATTATCTCCGAGGCTGGTGTAGTAGTCCATCTAAAGTTAATTGTAGTGCGTCTGTTTGAGCGATACCCTGGCGGTCGTTCAACTGAATGTATAGCGTGTACATCAAATAACCAAGTTTCACCTTCATTTAATTTGCATGATACATCTCGTTCAATTTTGTCTATATCGGGCATAGTAAATGCTGCTATCTGATGTGGCTCAATAACTTTCCAAAACCATGTAGTTTCAATGTTATCACCCACTGATGTGATCAGTGTAAAGGTCGTATCTCTACTATTGGGATTTCCTGTGTCTTGGTGGGGAAACATATAGTCCCCATCGGACATTGTCTGTATTCGAACATATGGTGGCACTGGCATATTTCTAATCTTTGCAGGCAATCGATTAAATATTTCTTCTTCTAATGCCTGATGCATCTGGTGAATTTTAAAATTAAATAATTCCTGGCCAGCAAAGTGGTCAACCATCTTTTTCTTAAGTTGCCAATAGAGATCAACTGTATCTTGACATTCAGGCAATAATAGATATTTGTGATTTAATTCCGAGGGTTCATTTTCGCTATACTCAGAAGTTACTGTCTGCAAATGCTCGTACTCAGCTGATAAAATTAAGTTTATCTGTTCGGTTATACTTGGAGTTAGGATATCTAACTCAGTTAGCATACAATATTTCATAGTAATGCGTGCATGACTTCGGTGATGGTTGTGTTACTCCATCTAAAGTTAATACATACACGATTCCTCTCACGGAATCCTAAGGGACGCTCAACTGAATGAATTTCGTTGATGTTAAACAGCCAAGTTTCACCGTCAGACAACTTAGCAGATGACACACGTTCCATTTTGTCCATGTCAGGCAATGTTCTAATAGCGATATGATGCGGTTCTGTTTGACGCCAAAACCATGTAGTTTCAATGTTATCTCCCACAGATGTAATCAATGTTGTGGGCATAGGAGCACTATCAACATGTGGGAATAGGTAATCTCCGTCAGTCATAGTCTGTAGACGTATGTATGGAGGCACGGGCATGTTTCTAATCTTTTCTGGTAAACGACTAAAGATTTCATCTTCGAGGTCTTTGTGCATCTGATGGATCCTAAAATCCATTGCAACATGGTCCTTATAGTAGGCAACTATCTTTGCTTTGTAACTGGCATATAGTGCATGTTCTTCTGGATCATCTGTTAGGAATCGATATCTGTGATTAATATCCGAAGTGCTGGTGTCGTTATATTCTGCTGTTAGTGTTAGTAAATGTGATTCTGTTGTTAGTATTGCATTTATTTGTTCGCTGATGCTAGGGGTTAATATATCTAGGTCAGTGAGTAAGCAATATTTCATATCATATAGTCCGATTAAGTATGAAAATATTTAGCCAGCAGGGTAGGCTATATAAATATTTTCATACCACAAGGGCATTATGTGATACTCTATTACAATCCAGATGTTACAATCACTAATATAAAAATTATAGGATATAAATGTGCTACCTATCCTAATGATTTTAAATATCAAATGTCAACTGACACTGTAACACCCCCAATTGATATCATTGAACCTGCTGAGTTTTATTCTACTGACGTTAAGGAATTTGCAACTACAGCATTTATTGTCTGTGTTTTTAAAAACCTTACTGAACGAAAAAACCTAATAGACTATATTAAACTGCATAATCTAAATAAATGTAGTTTTATACATAAATCATCTTGCATTAACCTAGAAACTATTACAGTCGGTCCTGGTACGTTTATAATGCAATATTGTGTTATTGCACACGAAGCCGCGATCGGCGAAGATTGTTTAATTACACCATATACACTGATTAGCCACAGGGTTAAATTAGGTAACAGTGTCAATGTCTGTCCTAATAGTTTAATAAATGGCAGTGTAACAGTGGGTGATTACACCTACATTGGATCTAGATCGACTCTACGGGATAATGTAAATATTGCGGCTAATACTTATGTTGGTATGATGTCATCTGTAAGCAAAGACATTGATGTTATAGGAACTTACGTTGGATCGCCATGCCGCAAGATTAATGACCAAACTGTATTTGATCATTTTAATTTTGTTTAATTAATTCTAGAATACTAGATTCAAGTCCAGAAGTTAATATAGTTTCTGCAACCTGTTTGAATTCATTGACAAAATACTGTTGATTGTGTTTGAATCTATCAGCATGTGTATGCCATAGTCGGCTGGTTAGTTCTACATCTACTAATAAATGTCTATTCAATTCAATAGCCTCTGATAATCGCAATGCGTGATCAGTAATAGTATCATAACTGTGATCAATCACATCATCAAATACATCAAATCCCAGTAATCGCAGTTGTTCTACTGTGCCACTGCTGGAAATAAAAATAGGAAAATTTGCTCCTAAGATAGTATTAACATACTTGTCGTTTAAAAATTCAGATGGTTCAAAAAATGTTGTATCAGTAACAATATCAATAAATGTATGTTGGTACAGTGGTGCCAGTACTTGATTATAGTTATTCAAATAATCCTTATAGTATGGTAAATTTAGAAGTTTACTATGATCAAACTTAGTGATACCTTTACGAATTTCAGATTTAACATGATTGTGTACTGTATCAAAACACCAATCTAAAAAACACCCTACGGTAGGGTCATTATTCCATCCAATGCAACTTACATAGCCATACTGATCTAAGTCGCTGGCTAACAGATATGTGACAGCCGCAGTTCTATGAGGTCTATTAACATTGTTTAGACAAATAAAAGTTTTAGCATCTGGGGATTTAGTTGTAACTACAGGCGAATTGGTATATTGTGATGCTTTGTGACCTAAGGTACCTAGGCCTAGACCTTTGAATATTAAATTGTTAGGTAGTGCAATTTGACTAATTTCTCTAGACAGATTTGCTACCAGACTGCAAAACAAGATAGTTTTGTTAGGATTCTGTTCAGCCGTGCTAACAAAATTTAATACTGTGTCACTAACTAAAAATGGAATAGTATATTGATTGTTTGGAGTAAACTTAACATATCGTAGAAAATTGTTATGGTATAAGTGATCAGTATTAATGACGATTATATATTGTTCGTTGAGATTGGAAATATAATCTGCACATTTCAATTTAGAATGTTCTGACACTATAACTTTATAGTTAGAAATTTGATATTGGTCAAGTAATCTAACCACTTGTTCAGACATCCACCTAGGGCTAAACGGTAAATTAGTTAGCCAATTTGTTGCTTGGGTAGCATCTAGTAACTCAGTCTCTTCCCACCATACTACATTTTTCATTTATCAACTACTGAAGTCGCAAACACATGTTTGATTAACCAAGCCGAAACATCAATCTCGTTACTCTTTACTTTGTGTGTGTAAAGCCAAGGTCTGGCATGATGATTATTATGCAAACCTATACCCGAAAACAATGCCAGTGCATTGATATAAGAATTATTTGTAGTATTATCATTAGTATTAAAATTTCGATATCCAACTTTGTGTACTACTACATCAATACAAGAACCCAATTGCAACGACAAGCACACTGGTAGTATAATTGCATAGAATGACAATTTAACGCTTAATAGTAAACAGACAGCCACAAAACTGTAATACAGTACATAATGATATTTGTTCATAAACACATAAAATTTAGAATTAGTCAATTCTGGTGCAGTCATTGGTTCAGGAATATACGTTGCTTTTATTATACCGTAGCCCAACCAGGTTAAAAATGGATGATTTGCAGATTGCAGATTATCGTACGGTGTTTCTGTATATTTGTGATGTCGGCGATGCCCTAATACAAAATGTATAGTGGATCCCATATTTGCTAACATTCCGCAAAGGAACAAAAACATTTCAGTTGGTTTAGAACAGGTAAAACTTCGATGGGTAAAGTATCTATGCAGTGCGATATCATGCCCTATTACAGCGTAGAAAAAATATGCAATTAATGTAATTAAGAGATACTTAGGATCCCATAAGAAATACAACCCTATTACTGATAAGATTGCAAAAACTGATATCTTTAATCTAATTATATTGTTGATTATATTGTCCATACAGATATTTATAATTGCTGGTACTACGCAAAATAAAATTAATTGACTTTAGTAAGCAGGTTGATTGCAGGAATTCTACTGCACGTATTAGCAGTTCCAACGACGGCGTGCTTTACAAATTGCTTTATCTGGAGTCTTAGCACAGCTGATGTTATGCATCTTCATTTGACCTTTACTACGTGAGCAATAGCTCTTACGGCGTTTGCTGGCTTTGCTGCCTTTCTTTAGTTTGCTAGGTTTAGTAGTAACGGCTGTTTTTAATTTGCTACCAGGATGTTCACGGCGATAAGCATTAACAGCTTTCTTACTCATGCCGTCTGTTTTGTCTTTCTTGTTGACCTTTTGCCAATCTTCATTTACTGGCTCTTGTGTCACAGCAAATACATATAGCTCGTCATCAGTTAAAGATTCTAAGTCTTCCCAAACAACTTCACTATCAACATTGTTCTTAGCGGCAATGTGCTCAACCATTGTTTCGATCATGTCAAACTCTTGATCTAGTTCTTCGTTAATGCCTGCTTTTTTCTTTTTAGCAATAGCAATAGCGGCCTGTTGTGCAGCATTAGCGGCTTCATCTACGCTTTCATTTGGCACACAGTTGTTAACACGAACGCCACCTTTGATCTTAGTGCCTTCTTTGTGTTTGCCTTTCCAGCATTTTGCATCTAAGCGTTGTTTTACTTCGGCTAAAAATTCATTTGCTCTCATTTTTTCTTTCCTGATTTCATATTGGCACACCAATGTGCCATGCGTTGCTTTTCGCCTGTACTATGTGCGGCTATACTACGTAATTTACTCACTGACTGTTTACAATTAACACCACTGCGTTTGGCCAGACCTTTACGTCCTGGCTTCTTACCATCAGCAAAGTTTTCTATAATAAATTCACTGGCTCTCATTCTGATTCTGTGTTGGGCAATAATACTGGATCTGCTGATAAGTATTCTGGGAATTGTTTATCAAATTCACGCATGATGATACCAGCTACTTCATGTGCTTCATTTTCGATTGGGCTACCTGTGTGCCAACTGGTTGAATCTAATCGATGTTCTTCACCTTGTACATAGTGTGTCATTTCGTGCGCTAAGGTAC